CGCATAGAACTTGATGGGCGCACTAAGAGAAAATTTTGAAAACTCTTACCATCTGTTTATTCTATTGGACTGGAGGGCCCAATGGAAATAGCAATAATGTTGGGGCGTATTTGAATATATATAAACTATAATCATCAGCCGCTGCTGTGTATCTTTTAAGTATTAGATCTTCTTGTGAATCAGGAAATAAGAACATCACTTTGTGACCACATTCTCTACGAATGTTATCATATGTAAAGTCTATCTCTTTGACTCTATCTTGAGCAAAAAAGAACCGCTTATTAGAATAATACGGACATTCTATCTCAACCGTTGGATTTAGGTCTGTAATACTGACCTGTGATCCATTCAGTGTTGAATTGTTAGCTGCAATATTCAAGAACCATTTATAATTAAGTGGGTCTGATAATTGAGCAACATCAACCTGATATCCTGTATCATTTGAACGACTAGCGGCCATGGTAATAACTCCTTGAACGTTATTTCCTTTGCCTGCTAGCAAATATTTATTGCGAATTCCTCCTCTTCGCATTAAAAACATGGGGGTATACCAATTTAAATAATTGGCATAAGTGGCCCAATTCAACCTACCTTGTGTAGAAGTATTATCTATACCGGTAGATGTTGGTCCACCATACAAAGGAAAATCATTAAAATTTTCCACATAAAAATTGAGTGTATCAGAACCAGCCATGTTATCTGTATAATTGGAACAGTACCGTTTAATTAATTGCCTTATGGAAACAATCCTCTCTCCGAAAAGAGTTAAAGACAACTTATCATTGACACTATATGAAGCAGGATTATTTTTATTTAATTCATAATCTGTCATCATATTATCTAGGGGTGCCATGCCTGTTCCAGGTGTTTCAACTATAGATTGAATAACATATGGTGTGTTATTACTATATAATTGCATCCATTCATCGGATGGTTGAGCCAAACTAAAATCATCACCTGCTGATATATAAACATTAATATATACAAAAGGAGTTAAATCACCAGAAACTGATCTTAGTGGTTGTTCAACATATAGTGAAACTGTTCCATTATGAAATGAACTATTAAAATCTGTTAAAGGAGTATCGGACGTACCCGTAAATGTATATGATGGATCTCCAATGGCCAAATATGGACGATTGGAAGCCCACCCGACATCCATAACATATTCTCTCTCATTAGCAATATCCATTACATAACTGTAATTTGTATTTGAGAAATCATTTATAATGGTTGATGTTGGTTGTAGTGGATCATACACTATTCTAACCTTTCCCCTATGGAAAGCACTACCTACAATTTCAAATCGTAGTTTAATGTTTCCCCGCCAATATGTAAATGGAATAGTCACATAAGACATAGGGGTAGGATCTAAAGCAAGGAAATCCACTGTTGAGTTTTGACATGCTAGCGGACTCACTATAACTCTTGGCAAAAAGTTGGTTGTGGTGTCCCATGTTGTGGAGAGCAAAATACCTTCTCTCTTTGCAACATTAATTAATAACATATCATCTTGTTCCTGATAGCCAGTAACTGTACTATCAATAGTGACCTCTTGTTTAACATCTAAGGATAACTTAGTACATGAATCTACCATATTAGCATTAGATAGGTTAGTAAGTGGTCTATGTGTGACCATGGGCTCGTGATTTATTGTATGAGGCCGAGAATAACCCATAGCAGCTGCCAAAGCTGCTGTGGTTCTCATAGCCATTTCAGTGATGCGAGCATATGGTCCTATTACAGGCAAATTAGATAAATTTCCTACAGCATCTGCCGTAATAGTAGCTCCAGTTGAATATGCTGGTTTAACATATTCTGTTGCTGATTGGGGTGTTAAAGCAAAACAATCAATATCCGTTGGAGAAAGTAACTCGTACTCACTCATCCAAGCCCATATTTTAACCTTTATGGGTGTAGTATCTGTGGATGTCGGGCTTGCTACCCTTAAAGCATTAATTGTAGCTAGCTCAAGTGTGTAAACTTTCTCTGTTACTGTTAAATTAACAGCATTCCATGGGTGGTACAATGGTACACTCATGCATCCAGCAACACCCATCGTGGGATTAATATCTATATGAGGTAACTGATAAATTTGATTAGTAGTCAACTGAAGACCGGCTCCAGTACGTGCCGTATCAAAGTCTGGCCAATAATTAATGCCAGCCACCGCTTTACCATAATGGTAGGGACTACCATTACACAAGATTCTTATACACATAGTGCCTCGAATATAATTGTAATTGTTCACCCTATTTGAAACCTTTGCATTAGACAAAAATTGTTGGAGAATGTTTATTGATCCAGTCAATGGAGTCAATGATTCCCAATCTTGCTCATAAACTAATACAGGTCTTTTCAAAAAATCCTGTATTTGGTCGGCTTGAGCTTTAGCTAACTCAAAAGTTTCATCAGTATGAAATGTTAGCCCTGTACTAAATGCACCTTCTCGTATTTGAAAGTCCATAAGTGCATTACTAACATTATCCTGTTCTGTTTTATGTTCTATACCAGAATTGATCGTAAAACCTTCCAAATCTGGTATTATTGCCTGAATGCCGTCTTCAGGTCCACCGTGTAATTTCATAAAATCACAAAAATTAGTCGTATTATTATTATAACTAACTACTGAATGTAAGACATAATCATCGTAGTCAAATGATTCATCTGAAATGATGAGTTCACCATGCTCATCTATAATGCCTAATGCTTTCCTACTCATGACAAGCGTTTTAGGTGCATTATCGTAATCAATATCATAACCAGGAATATTCTGTGCCCTCCAATTTATTAAGCGATCCTCGTAGGGCACATCTAGTATTGGCATGATTATTTCCAAAGGGGCCAAAGCTTGTATCATATGATTTCTAAATTTATCATATTCATCTTTACCATGGAAAAATATTTCATGCATTGCGGATGTTATCGTACTAACTAGAACTGTACGTTCCGCACTCTTTTTTGCCTTTGTAAAATAAAGGCTTTTATATATGGAATCCTTTGCCAAACACCCAACATAATATTCATCAATTAAGACGGATCTTCTTTTGAGGAAATCAACACTAAAAATATTGGCATATTCATCTGCTGTGGCTTTCTTATCATAACTAGTAAGTTTCATATCCAATTCTTCGTCCACATACTTTTGTATATTTTTGAAATTAAATAATGGACACTCAGGACTAACTCCAGCTAAGAAATCATCTCCGTATGTTATGGCAGAGACATAATCGCGAAACTTTTTATCTGGATAATAATGTTTAAATACCATCCTCAATAAAATTGAATTCATGAAACTATTAAAGTGAGCCGTCGCATTATGACCTGAGACCAAACCGCCAAATAGCTGTACTAAAGTACCATTCCAATCCACAAAAGGTTGTTCCAACTCAGACAGGCTGTGATTTGTTTGATTACTCTCCCATAGAGAATAATATCTTATAGCCAGCTTCACGAAGATTGTCTTAGCAGCTTCTATTAGTCTAACGCTCATACTAAGATCCCATTTCTTGTAATCACCAGCTATTATTCGATCCGTTCCAAATCGAATTAAATGCATATGCAATTGATGCCATTCTAATGAAAAAGGGTTCATTCCAACAGCACATTCCATCATCAGTGGATTCATACTAATTAATCTTAATAATGGAGTTATATATTTGCGCATATGTAATTGCATCAAAAGTGGTGCACAGAAAAATATACGAGCTTTCTGCTTAGATACGATTTCATCCTTAAGACTTGCTTTAAAAATGAAGCCCTTTAATTGTCCTTTATCATATAAACTTTCTAATTCACTCAGATGAGTCCAAAAGAATTGATATTCTTGTGCGAAATCCATACATCGCATATGTGTGTCACTCTTAACTTCTACCACATAATTAATCTTTTTACCTTTAAGTGGTATACCACATGCAGAGTTAAAATTGATAGCATCTATAAATCGTTTCCCATCGATGCCATTTAATATTTCATGATTTGTTAGTGGTTTAACGTATGACAAATCTTGGTCATTAAAATCCAATCCATCCAGAAAATCGTTAACAGCCAACTCTATATGGTTAGGGTTACCTCTATACGAGGCGGTTAAAACTGCCTCACACCCTTCAACCCATGGATCAAAATCACCTACTTTTTTGAAACATGGAGTAGTCCATTTACATGGTCCCAAATTCTCTACACAATAATCAGCTATTTTACTTAGCCGGTACTCTGTCTTATATGAAACGCAATTGGTGGTGCCATATAGGCCAACACCTACTTGGTAATTGGAAAAAGGTGATTTAGGACTTATCACTTCTGAAACGGGATATTCTATATCAAAATACCCATCAGGATATTCAGCCACAGAATGTGGTAATGATCGTGAGAGTGTAAGTATCTCAGATAATTTCTCTATGGCATTCTTAATCATCTTAGTATCTAAGTGAGCAGAAAAACCATTTTCACCATTACCTACCAAGTGAAAACCCATTATCCTGGGTTTAGGACCATCATTAACACTGAGAGCTGCACATGCACCCTCAACCCAATTTGAATCCTTACATCGTATAAAATAAAACATTCCCTTAACAGATGGATAAAATTTAGTCATTGAATATATGATGGAGGACCTGTAGATCCGCTAAATCTCTTAATAGCTCCTTCTCCATCGCGATATTGACAGCGAACCAATGGAGCTGTGCTTACATCATCCACGAACAAATTGGTAATATCCAAAAATTCGCCACCTCTAGATATGCGTGAAATACAAATATCAGAGCTAGGTAAAACATAAGTCTCTGACCAATGTATCTCTTCCTCCCAACAATGACCAGCTTTATTAGTATCAGTCCTAATCAATGAGAATCGTAATGTATCTTTAGTGCGAGATTCCTCATTTGTTACCACATCAAACCATTGGTGACGTGGGTACATTAGTAGACCTTTACGCAACATAACTGCTCCTGTACGTTTAACTTTATTATTGGGTAAGAATACACGCATCATCAAACAATTGCCCGATATCTTATTCAAGAATTGATCAGGTGTAGAACAATCTGGTTCAAACTTAGTACCTATTGCTTTCCAAATATTGACTTCCGCATCACGGACCTCTACATCTTTTTGCATGACTGTCGCTATGTTACCTTGCACCTCGCCTTTAGCCTTCAATTCTTCTCCTTCCGTTAAATCATAATACATATTATAAATATTAGATAAAGAGGAGACTATGAGCTTGGCTGCAATCAAACCAACACCAGCAAATACCGCCATACGAACAACCATACTTAAAGTAGGTCTTCCTGTTTCCATTAACGCTTTTTCATCTGCTATTCTAAGCTGGGCTGTAAAATCCATATCTTTTTTGAAAGACTTTTCGAATGAAACTTTCACACTTGTTGCCCATACTTCTGTCCAACCTAATGATGCAAGCATGAAAATACCTACTCCCGATAATAATCGATATTTAGGTTTTAGAATCCGCGTCCAACCATATGATCCTAATGCCATAATAGCATATCCAAAAGACCCTCTTGCTACATTTCTATATATCCTCTTCCGAGCTAAAAATGCTACTAGAGCTTGATAATGCTTAGTCTGTTTCATATCATGTGGTATGATGTGTGAGGCTAACCGCAAAACTGGTGATCCATAATATGGATCATAGCATTGCCAATCCAGATTCTCCTTATTTAATTTCTTAGCCATGCATCTCCCAATATATTTATCTAAATAATTAAAGGAGAAAATATCTTTAAGATCAGCCATAAAGCCCTGCACTCCATTAAACAAAAATGTAGCTGCATTATGCTCAAAAGCTCTCATACCAATAGCGGTACCTACACTCTCAATAATAGATTGTGGTAACATATTATCTATAGCACTATGAGGTTTCATATCATCAGATAGTAAATAATTTCTACCCTTACATATAACACAACAACCATTTGCTCCTATAGG